CTAACAAAGGTGCTGCCTTTGACAATGAGCCTTCAGCCATTCTTAATTTTGCGTTGAATTGTGCTAGTTCACCTCTAGTTAATTTAACTTGACCTGATACGTCTCTATAACCAGCACTCGCTAGAAATACGTTAGTTGCTCTACCTCTTACTGTACCAAAACCAGCAGTCATACTATCTAAAGTTTTACCAGTATATTTTGTGTGAAAGACAATACCCATTCTTGCTCTACTAATCTGTCTACCAATAGATGAGTTTACAGGAACAGCATATGTAATTGTATTTGGTGTAAATGAAATCATATCATCACCATCTAAATTTATTTTCTTTAAATCTGATTGTGAGAATAGAAAATCACCTTGTAATACACCTTTGATACCTAGACGTGATAATTCTTTTAATGCGATTGATAATTTAGACGCTAGTTCACCAGAGTGATTTTTTCTAATATCTGCGTTAGTGTAATTTACTTTAGCGTTTTTATTAAAGACTGATTTTGTACCGACAAAGAATTTGCCATTTTCTGGATTAATACCACAGATGATAGCTGGTGCGCCATCCCATTTAACTGTCATATTAACTTTTTTACTAGAAGAACCAGCGAGCATATCTCTCACCGATCGTAAAAAGTTTAACGCATTTTCGCCACCCTTTGATCCACGATTTATTATATCGTCCTCTAGGTGTTCTAAATGTGTATTTCTATCTTGTGTTGTAAAACCTTTAAAACTAAACATTTCTCTCTCATATATTCCATTACTATAACCACTTGTTCCATATAAATCAATTGTTTATTATATTTATAAGACTAAACTCTTGTCCATAAGAATTTAGGTATGCCACCATTGGCGTGCCATACTTTATGTTTGTTTTGAAACTTAACTAAATTGTGCGCATCTTCTTCAAAAAAATACTCACTTATAACATTGTTTGATGGTTTTTCTATTACTTGCCATATAATTTCTTTACCTTTCTTCTTCATTTTTTTAGAATAAGATAAGTTACCATCAAAACTACCTGGTCTTTTATCGCCTTTGTGAAATCTTACTTTTTGTTTTTTAGCCATTATAATTTAAAGTCACTAAACTTTTCGTAACTTTCCTCTGGTGTAGGATAATTTTCTTTTTCTTTTAACTCTTTACCACCAACTATATTTTGTGCTGAGTTTTCTGTATCATATAATCTCATTTTCGCTCTATCTACACCTATAATAAATGATCTATTAATCGCTGGGTCATTATATCTATTTTTTAATTGTTTTACTTTCATTTGACCTAGACCCTCTAGTTCTTCATTTGACATCAAGGCAAACATAAAATCAGCAGTCGCTGGTAAACCAAAAGACTCTGATGTATCTTCTAAACCAATATCTGTACTTACAAAACCAGTTCTAGTTGTTTGTGTCGCACTAAAGATTGGAACATCAAACTCTACAGCAAGACCTCTTAATTCTTCTGCGATTGCTTTGATATAGAAATAAGATGATATATTACCACCTTTAAACCGACTAGACGCACATATATTAAGATAATCAATAAAGATTACTTGTGGTCTAAAACTTTTCTTTAATGCTAGTTCATTCATTAACGCTTTGAAATGACCACTATGAGCTGATGCAGTAGGGTATTCTTTAATTACTAAACGACCATTTGTTTTATCTTCTAGTTTTTTAACTTTGTTATCGTATAAATCTTTTGGCAAACTTCTAATATCGTCCATAGATATATCAAATAAATTAGCATCTATTCTTTCAGCAATACGTTCTTCAGCCATTTCTAAAGTTATATACAATACATTTAAACCTTGTGTTAAAAATGCTGACGCAGCATGACACATAAACAAAGACTTACCAACACCAGTTCCAGCCAATGCAATATTTAAAGTCTTACTAGGTATACCACCTTTTGTAATTCTATTAAAGTAAGATAAATCAAATGGGTATCTTTTTTCTTTTGTATGATACCAGTCGAATCTAGCTTGAGCGTCTTCTATATAATCATGCCCAACGTGTTTATCAAAACTTACACCTAACGCATCGCCTAATAAACTAGGTAATGCCTCTGGTGTTCTAGTCTTATCTTTACCATCTAAAATTTTAATACCTTCTAATACAGCATTATGTACTGCTCTATCTTTACAAAACTTTTCTGTTGTATCTAATAACCATTGTAAATCTGTTTCTTCATTTGATATACTAGCAACTAAATCTTTTACATTCTTATATTCTTCTTCGTTTAAATCTTTTCTATTGTTAAGTTCAATTAGTATGGATTCTTTAGTAGGTAGATTATTATATTTGTGTAAAAACTTTTCTACCTCAATAAATAAAATCTTCTCGTCTCTTTTAGAAAAGTAATGTTCTTTAATAAAAGGAATAGCTTTTCTTGTAAAGTCTTCATTAAAGAAAAGATTATTTAATATTGTTGTTTCTAATCTATCATTCATCTATAAATAACTTTCCATTTTTTAATTGTTCTTCAACACACTCAACTAATATATCACCAATATAGTTTCTAAAATCATCTGACTTTATATCTTCTTCATTAGGATTGGCCATGATGTCATAGGTAAACTTTAAAGGTATTTCACCACTAGCATTTTCTGTAGTTGAAAACTTAACATTGTTGTACTTATAGATGATACCTTCATACTGGCCATCCATAATTTTGATACAACTAAAATCATCGCCTTGTCTTTGAGCAAAGGCGTATCTTTTATTGTTCGTCTTCTTCTGATCCGTACTGGAATTTTCGTTTTGCGACTTCATCTATCTTGTCTAATACCTCTTTTGTAAAATACTTGTCAGGATTATCATTTATATTCTTACCAAAAACTTTAGACCCATCTGGCATTTCATATCTAGTAGATACTTTCTTAAAGATACCAGCTTCTTCAGCGAGACCAATAAGACCATAATATTTGTCTAAACCTTTTTTGTAAGTTAGTTTTACATCTATTTGTGCATTTTCTTTTGTTAACCTTGACTTGTAATTTTTACAATGTATTATATTTCCAACGACCTCGGTACCGTCTTTTTCTTTTCTTTTACCAAGATAGACTATTGATGATGCAGCGTATTTTAAACCACTACCGCCGCCCATTTCTTTTTGTGGGAACATTGAACCAATGACATCATAAGTGTGGTTAGTCATTATCATAGGTACATTTGCTTTACCTAGTTTCAATGTTAAAACTCTAAATGTAGATTTAACTATTTGTGATCTAGTCATATCTCTAGTTTCTTTACCAGCCGCAGTATCTTCCATTTCTTTTGTAGTAGATAACATACCTAAACTATCTAATACAAACATTAATGGCTTTCTATTCGCCTCTGGTTGTTCTATATACTTGTCTAAAATCTTTATTGATTGATTTCTAAATTCTTGTACTGTAGCAACTGGAACAACTACCATTCTTTTACTATCTACACCACGACCTTCAATCATATCTTTTGAAATCGCACTTTCTGATTCAAAATAAATCACACCAGCGTCTTTATCCATGTCTAAAAATGCTTTACATATACCTAGTGCGAAAAATGTTTTACCTGTTGCGGCTTCACCAGCGATTGCTGTAATCTTGTTTCCTGGCATACCTCCATAGATACTACCAGATAATAATGCGTTAAATGAATATGAGCCTGTGTCTATAAAACTTGTAACATCAGCGCTGTCAATACCATCACTTACTAAACCAGCGTATTCATTACCAGTTTCTTTAATTATATCTTTTAAAAAATCACTCACTTCAATTCCTCCATAAATTATTGTTCTTATTATATACTGTTTTATTTATAATGTCAACCGTCATGCAAGTCTTTATCATAAGGTAATAGATGGGTTGGTAAACAAGCTTCACCTTCCCACTCAAATCTCAACTTTGGATCTGCTGGAACATAGCCATATTTAGGTTCCTCATAATCTTTTGGGTCAACTCTTAACCACAATAGATTTTTCATTTCATCTATGTGTACCATACCAAAGTCATTGTACACACGACCTTTAAATTTATCAGCCATAAAGTTTACCATTTCTCTATTGTATTCTACTTTACGTTGATAATCCCAATACTCTTTTAATTCATTGTAAGATTGTTTTGTAATCGCCATAGAAATATTTATTATTTCTTTAACGCAACAATACCCACAAAATTAAAGTTCTGCCAAAAAGTATGTATCTCAAAGCCAGCGTCTTGTACCATTTTATACAATTCTGTTTTTGTATTAGGCTTCATCATATGTCGCAGCTGTACTTCTTTGTCAAGTATTTCTTTATCAGTAAAATGTTTTCTTTTATAATCATAAAACATAAAGGTCATCATATCTTGTACCCTTGGATTACAACTAAAAGTTTTTTCTGAAAAGATAAACGCACCACCAGTATTAAGACCATTATAAATTTTATTAATTACATCTTGTCTATCTTTTGGTGACATAAACTGTAAAGTAAATATAGAAGTAACCAAAGAACAGTTTTGAAAATCAAACTCTCTTACATCACCTCTAAAGTAATTTAATTGATGATACTTCTCCTCATCATGCGTATAATCACCAAAAAAATCTTCTTCTATTTCTATACCTGTATATTGTGCGTGAGGAATATTTTTATTATTTTGTTCTATCATACCTTTTAAAAGTTTACCTGAAGAACAACCCATATCAACAACTTGCGTATAATCTTCTACGAAATATTTTGATAGGTTAAGTATATCACCCCATAAATGACTATAACCACGAACAGATTTGTCTATGTGATTATCGAAGCCTTCCTTACTTGTAGCAAAAGTAAATTTAGTCATTGTTTAACTCCTTGTATGGTTTTAACACTTTGTTATAAACACTTTCAGCAAGTGCCTTCATCATCAACGGTGGAACCATACGACCTATCCGTTCTGATTGTTGCTTATGTTTACCTGTTAGTTTAAAGTCTTCAGGTAATGACATAATTCTTTTTAATTCTTTTATAGTAAACTTTCTGTCTTCTAGTGGGTGACAGGTGCCAGCAACACCAGCAAGATTTCCCATCGCAGTAATTGTTGGACAAGGTTTTCTTAAACTTGATCTTTTTAAATTAAAGTGATGACCTTTCTCGTGGTAATCCATACCAGTCAATACTTTATCAGGATCTTTTGGCATTTTCATTAATGTTTTACCAACAGCTTTTTCTGGACTTATCTTATCAATTAAATAATCTAGTTCTTCTTTATCTTCATTTACAACATCATTTATTGCTTCACCAAGTGTAGTTCTAACATCATTTTTATCAGGATACAATTGATACATAGTCATAAAATTTAAGCCAATCGCATCAGCAACATCTTCTCTTACACCTATAAAGAAACATCTTTTACGAGATTGTGGTACACCAAAATAACTTGCGTCTAATACATCAGCAACTATAAGATAACCTATTTCTTCAAATGTATTTTGTATCTTATGAAAATACTCTTTGGCTTCACCCATAGTTAAACCTTCAACGTTTTCACCAATAATAACTTTTGGTTTTATATCTTTTGCCACTCTTAAAAATTCAAAGAATAAATCCTCTACATTCTCTACACCTTTAATATCTGAATATTGTTTTGTTTTACCAAAGGCATCTGCGTGTGTTCTACCCTCACCATGAGATACTGAACCAGCCATACTAAACGCTGAACAAGGTGGACTACCATCTAATATATCTAACTCACTAACCTTAACTCCAGCTTGTTCCATTAAATATGTACCTGTCAATTTTTTTATGTCACCTGGTATTATTATAGTGTCAGGATAATTTTCTCTATATGTATTTTGTGCTTCTTCTACAAACTCATTTACTGCTAGTATTTTACCACCAGCTAATCTATAACCTGTTGATGACCCACCACCACCAGCGAAAGTAGATATAACGTTAAAGAGTTCTTTTTTCTCACTAACTCTTGTATCTCTTATTGTGTATCTTTTATAATTGTTCATTGTTCCAAATTACTAATATTCCTATTATAAATGCGTATATTAATATAACATAAAATAGAGAAAGAGTCAAGTGCCAGATCATACCTCATTACCCCAACTATTCCAACCTTCTCGTTTTCTACGAGCAAAGAGTTCTATATAAGGGCCTTCTAACATCTTTTCAATATGGTTATAAACTATATCTGGTTTTCTACTATGTTCCTGTCTTTGACTAACCACTAATTGTGGTATACTTTTATTTAGCCGTTTAGGTTTACCCCTTGTAGCTAATAAGCACATTTCTGGATTACCTCTAGTCCAATAACCTAGACCAGTAAAGAAACCCATTTTAGTACGATTCGTTTTCGCCCAAGTAAAGCCCACTGTCTTGTACTTGAAACCCCACGCATTAATTACTTCAAATGCTTTATCTAACAAGGGATCAACAACCCACATTAAAAGGACTGCATCATCTTTAGCAAGGTTACGCACAGGTAACCGAACAATGTCAGATAAATGCATGCAAGGATAATGCCTTTCAGGGCTTTTGTCCTTTCCTTTATCGCTATACGTTTTAAACGTCCAAGGCGGATCTGCATATATTACTCCATGTTTTTGGTTTGTATTAAACTCCATAACTTAAAAAAAAGTACCTCAATAATAAACATATTACTAAAAATTTAGGTATTGACCAATCTGTTTTATAAGCAATTAAACTACCTGTGGCAAAACCCCAATGAATAGATATTAACATAACAAATATACTAGTCAAAGAATGCCTCCAGACTTGCTTTCTTTTCATAAGACCAACCAATTGAATTCAATATAAAACTCATAGGATCTAAAAATGTTTTTTGAAACATAATGTCATAATCAATATATTCTTGTAATTTAAATTCACTTGGTAGTTTTGTGACATAACTTATTACATCAAACTTAAATGGATTTGCTTCTATTAGTTTTAAAAACTTTATCTTATCACCTTCTTGTATTAATGGATACTTTCTATGTAATTTAAATTGTTGTAGTTGATGATTATAAATCAAAGCACCTTTAACATGAATAGGTGTACCTTTGATGAATATATTACTACCATGTTTATATTTGTTTAGATTATTACAAGACCTAGGAAAAGATATTTGTTCTGCTGACATTGAATAAAACTCTTTTTTAAATTCAGCAATAAACTTTTGTAAAGTGTCTTCATCTTTTGTCATTATAAGTTTAATCGCTTGTTTAATTTTACCACGACAAACTTCTGGTGTAGATGATTTAACAGCTTCAATACCCATAATCTTTAGTTTAGGTTCTTCAAATGTAATACCTTCTTCGTCTAATACGTTTAACATATATCTTTTTTTAGCTGTCCATATACCTTTATCAGCAATCACTTCTCGTTTCATAACCATTTTTTGTTTAATTGCATTTGTGTATTCTGCCAATTCTGCGAAACACTTATCTATAAATGGTTCTATTCTACTATTGACAACTTTGTTTAGAAACTTCAATGTATCTGCTTTTGATTTATCTTTACAAGTCGCTTCAACTAATTTGTCTAGTGTAAGATAGATTGAATCTGTATCTGATGCAACAATATAATCTACTTTGTCATGTGTCTTTAATATTCTATTCATATATTCATTTACATTTTTTTCAATAAATCTAATTACAAACTGACCAGAAGTAGTAATCGCAGTCGCTTGTCTTACATCATAATATCTAAAGTATTGATTACCTATCGCACCATAAGCTGAGTTAAGTGCAATCTTTTTTGCCCATTGTATATTATGACAACGAGATATTTCTTTTGCTGTCTTTGGGTCTTTAGTTTTTTGATATTCTTTTTTCGCTTGAAATGCTAGTGTCTTAAATTTAACTCTATCGTTATACATCTTTTCCATAAGTCTAGGTAAGAAACCTGGACTATCTGTTTTAAACATAGCACCATTTGGTGTAATACAAGCGCCTTCTGTTTTTAGATGTGTCAACGGTGTCGCATGTTTTAACAATCTATCTACAGAAACGCCTGATGGTTTTACACCAATGATTTTTTCTGGTGATATATTATATTGCATAATTAAGTGAGGATATAGTGAGTTAATATCAAATGAAACAATCCAGTTATGCATACCTGTGATTGGGTCTTTTACATAAGCGCCATCGTACTTATCTTCCTTGACGTTATCTTCCTTAGGTGGTATCATTATATTATCTTTTTTTAGATAATTGTAAATTAACATATCCCACATTCT